AAATTTTTTCCTAGACGCAATAATGTAAAGTGTGGATATGGATCTCATTGTAAAGAATGTGAAAAGGAAAAAGAATCTAAGCGTATAAGAATTCCAAGTTTTAATGAAAATGGAGAACTATATTGTCATGTTTGTAAAACTTATAAAGATGTTTCAGAATTTTATAAAGGAGAGAAATATATTTGCCGACAAGGATATTCTAGAGAATGCAAAGATTGTGAAAAAGAAAGGAAGAAAATTAAAAGAGCTACTCAGGAAATTAACGATCGAGATCGATTTTTATCACGATTGTTATCTGGATGTAAAACTAGAGCTTTAAAAAACAATATTCCTTTCGATTTAACAAAAGAGCAATTAATCGAATTGTTTGAAAAACAAAATGGAAAGTGCGCATTATCTAATTTAGAGATGCAAACTGTTATTAAAGCAGGCAAAAATCCTTTTAATGTTTCTATCGATAGAATTAAACCAGGGAGAGCATATTCTTTATCTAACATTCGTTTAGTATGTAATAGTATAAATACAATGCGTTCTAATCTATCAGATGAAGAATTCCTAAGTTTTTGTAAAGCAGTAGTTGACTATTTATCTATATAATAAAATAATGAAAGATTTCTTTATTAGATTATTCACTGCACAAAGTGGTTTAAGTAGTAAACGAGTTTGTGGAGTTTTAGGATGAATGGCATGTCTTATTATATGTTTATGATGTACTTTTCATGGGATACAAGCTCCAGTTATTGTAGATACTCTATTTATATGTAGTACTACTCTATTAGGTGCAGATTCTGTAGTAAAAATATTTAATAGAAAGAAAAATGAAAACAATTATCAAAATTCGTAGATGAACTTGAGAATTTCCTCAATCGTTACTAGGAGCAATACTTCTTCCGTTTTATAATAAAACTAGATTAAAAACGTTTACATATAAAGATCAGGAGGTTTACATTTATGATAAATTTCCTGGAGGAATTTCTCTAGGTTATTATGTATTATTAGATTATAATAGATACGATTGGAACAACAATAATATACGAATTAGTTTAAAAAATTCTATTAAACATGAGGTTGGACATGGTATTCAATCTAAATGATTAGGTCCTTTATATTTACCTTTTGTAGGGCTATTAAGTGGATTACATAATTTAAATTGTAGGCGAAAGCGTAAAAAAGGTATTCCTTATGATTATTACAAATTTTTTGTTGAAGCCTGAGCAGATAAATTAGGAGGAGTTAAAAGAAATGAAAGCAAATAAATATTTTGATATAAAAGAACTAGTTCCAAAAGAGGTATATGAAGAATTAGGAGAGGAAAAATCATTAGCTTTACTTGACTCTAGAGCTTTAAAAGCATTAGAAGAAGTTAGAGAAATATTAGGAATTCCTTTAATATGTAATAATTGAGCATCTGGAGGTAGTAGAAATTATTGTGGATACAGACAGCCAGATTGTAAAATCGGAGCTAAAAATTCGCAACATAAAAAAGGTAATGCTTTTGATTTAATTAGCAATAAGATGTCAGCATCTAATATGAGATACGAATTAGAAAAACATAAATTAGAATTAACTATTCCAATTCGTATTGAAAAATGAGATCAAAATGGCAGAGAGACTACTTGATTACATATAGATACAAATAATTATAAAAATAATAATATTTACTTTTTTAAAGCTTAATGTATTATGAACTAATGGCAGATATTATTTTAGGTATTGTGGTAATTACATTGATTTTAGGAATGTTATCTATTATTCCTATGGCTATTCCTGTGGGATTAATATTAATAGACGCTTTATTATATGGAATAGATACTTTTACAACAAAAGAAAATGAAGAATTGACTTAGAGCATTAGGTTGAATATTTGTAATATTATTTACATTAATAACAACGTTTATAACACTTAGTCCATGTTGTGTATTTATATTCATAGCTGGAGTTATATGTTTAGCAATAGATCATGTCAGACAAGGATAAATACTATATAGACGGATATGGAACAAAACGTCCTAAAGACGTTCCATTTTGAGATTCAGCAAAAGGACAATTAGTTAAGAAAGCTGGTAATGATTTACTAACAACTGGTTCTTTTGCATTAGGATTATTACTTCCATTTGGGAAATTAAAGATATTAAAGACTCTTTCTAGAGTACTAAACGGTGCAGCAATTGCAGATTTTGTAACTAGTGATCGAGTAACTACAGTAGATGATGATATTAAAAATGGAGAATATGGTAAAGCTGCTGTAACTGGACTTGAAGCGTTATTAACTGCTGGAGCAATAGGCAGCGGATTTAGTAAACTTCCAGGAGTTCAGAAAAGAGCGGCAATGTTTGCAAGAGATGGATTAGTAAAAGATAAGATGGTTGTACACAGAGCTATTGCTTTACCTAAAGGAAAGAATAAACCTGATTTACAATATAAACGTACAGGTGAGAACGTTTACGAAATTCCTGAAACTGAAAAGTATGTAGGAAGTTATGATACAGCAGTTAGCTCAGTTAATCCAAAAGATTTAAAAAGAACAGTAGTAGAACATTATAAATTACCAGCTAAGAAAGTTAGAGTTCTTGAACACGATGTTTATCCAGATGGACAAGTAGATTTAGTAGCATCTATATCAAATGATATATTACCTACAAGTTATTCATTTATTAATAGAGCACATCCATATAAATTATCTGAAGATGTTTTAAAGAATATACCTATGTACAATTGAGAATCTGTAGCTAATAGAATACGTAATTCATTCGGAATTAGTGGAGGATTAGGTGCAACAGGAACTTACATATATTTAAGAAATGAAAAAGGCAGCCGTTAATTCGACTGCCTTTTGTTGTTTTAGGACTTTACAAAATATTTATCTTTAATTCTTTTAAGGAACCAACCAGATCCAATTCCAAATACATATGTTACTAACGCAATAATTGTTACATAAAATGGAAGCAATTTGATTGCCGCTAAGATTGCTACTATTACAACCATTATAATAGCAGCTAAAATTCATTTTTCTTTAGTTGTCATATTTTATTTAAATTTTTGTTTAGAATGATCGTAAGCTTCATTATTATTGAATATACGTTCATACTCTTCATTGTAAGCATCTGTTAAATCCTGATACGTAGATTTTCCAAAGATTAATTTCTTTTTAATATCATTTTTAATACTCTTTCATGCAGTTGCAGATATAGTATCTGTTTGAGAACTATATGGAGCTAAATGGTTTACTTTTAACCTACCGTAAGAGCGATCTCCATCTTTGATTCTTTTAGCGTGTTCTCTAAACATTACCATTCCATCATGTAATATATCTGAAAAATTTCTAGATTTATTTCTATACTCATTTATAATTTGAGCATAATTTTTAGGATAAAGGCGTTTTATTGTAGATTCAAGTAATTGAAAAGGACCTTGTGCTGATGATGCATTATTATTAGGAAATATTTCAAAACTTGTTTCTCCGTTAATTAAATGCAATACAGTTGGATAATTAAATTCTGTATTTTTAACACTATCTGCTAACTCTTTAAGATGATTTTCACTATAGTCTCTACTTTTAGCAAAATTTTCGATATCTTTAGTAGCAGCATATTCGTTATTTTTTTTCTCAATTTCTTTATCTAAATCTGTTTTATATCGAATAATTGGGATGTCTGTGCTAGGTATTTTTCCTGAATACTGGTATTTTGGAACTTTCATTCCAAATTTAGCACTAGCTATCATTTTACTTAAAATATTTTTGTATCTAGGATCAGTAGCATATCCGCCTTTAGCTACTTTATCTGCAAATTCATTTACTGTACCTGAAAATGCTCTATATCTATTATTGTTTAATAGATTTACATGATAATTAGCATAATCTTCTAAAGAGTTAAAATCTCTAAAACTGTCGTATATATATTGATCTTTTCCATTTATAACTTCTCTTGTACGCCTTTTTGTTCCTTTTCCTTTAATTCCTCCTAAATTAAATTTACCAGATTGTGATTTACCTCAGTTTGATTCTAATCCAGATTGTTGTACTAACGCTTTAGCAAAAGAAGTATCAATACCTTTAGAAGCTAATATCTTTTCATATAAAGGAGTCATAACTTTGATAAATTCCGATTTATTTTGAAAAACTTTTGGATACTTTGTTTCTTCTTGAGGTATTTCTATAATTACTTTTTCTTGAGGTTCTTTTAATAAAGTTGGAGTATAACCTTCTAATGAGGTAGTCTTTATTTTCTTTTTAGGTAAGATTATTGTTTCCTGTTCGGGAATTATATTGATTTTAGATTCTCTAATAACAGGTTGATATATTAACTGTTGTTTTAATCAATTATTCATAAATTTTAGCTTTTTGCAAAAATAAAATAAATTATTGATTTTACAAAATGTTGAGCGGTATTATATAGTGTATAGTATATGCAATATAATATATG